TGGCGGCAGACGCACGCGGCGCAGGCCGACGCGCTGCGCTCGATCGGCGCGGACGACGAGGCCGCGTTCCGCCGGCTGCACCTGAACCAGTGGACGTCGGCGCAGACGCGCGGCTGGCTCCCCGAGGGGGCTTGGGAGGCCTGCGCGGCCAAGCCCAAGATCCCGCAGGGCGCCGAGATCACGCTCGGCCTGGATGCCTCGCTGCGGCGGGACACATCCGCGCTCGTGTGGTGCCACCGGGACGCGCGGGGGACCTACCACGTGCGCCAGCGGACCTGGAGGCGGGACGAGGAGCTCGGGATGGTCGACCTGCAGGCGATCAAGCACGAGATCCTCGACGCGCACCGGAGCTTTGCGGTGAGGTGGTGCGCCTACGACCCCTTCGGCTTCGGGGCGCTCGCGCAGGAGCTCGCCGAGCTCGGCGTGCCGATGCTCGAGTGGCCGCAGTCCTCGAGGCGGATGGTCCCGGCCACGCAGGCGCTGTACGACGCAGTGCTGTCCCGGCGGCTCCGCCATGGGGGCGATGAAGTGCTCGCCGCGCACGCCCGCCACGCCGTCGTCCGGGAGACCGAGTACGGGCCGAGGCTCGACAAGCGGCGCTCCGGGGAGCCGATGGACGCGATGGTGGCGCTCGCCCTCGCCGTCGCGGCCTGGGAGCTCCCCGAGGAGCAGCGGGTCGAGCCGGCCCTGTGGGTGTGACCCCTGGGGGACGATGCCAAGCGTGACCGGTTGGCGACGCGTCCTCGGCGCGGCCTGCGAGCTCGCGGGGCTCGCCGTGCTCTCCTGGGCGGCCTGGCTGCTGCATCCGGTCGCGGGCCTCGCCGTAGCGGGCTGCTCGCTGGTCGCGGTCGGTCTCGCGCTCGGAGGCGGTAGATGATCCTGGACCGGGTGTGGCGGAACCTCCGTCACATCGACCCGACCTTCGGGTCCCAGGCCGCGAAGATCCCGCCGCCGGGTGCCGCGGGCGGGACGTTCGCTGGCGTCTACGTCGACGAGCACCAGGCGCTGCGGATGACGACGGTCTGGGCATGCGTCAGCTTGATCGCGGACGCGATCTCGATCCTGCCGGCCGGGGTGTTCCGCCAGGACGGCCAGGCGAGGGTCCGGATGCCGGACCCGCCGTGGCTCGCCGAGCCCGTGCCGGGGATCCAGTGGCACGAGTGGGTCCACCGCACGATCGTGTCCCTGCTGCTGCGCGGCAACGCCTACTGCCTCATCGTCGAGCGGGACGGCCTCGGCTACCCAGCCTCCTTCGAGCAACTGCATCCCGACGAGGTGACCGAGCTCGTCGATCGGCGCGGTAGGGTCCGCTACCGCGTGGCCGGCGTCGGCGAGCTCGACCCGGTCGATGTCCTGCACATCCGCGGCCTCACGCTCCCGGGCCGGTTCGAGGTCCGCGGGCTCTCGCCGATCGGGTACGCGCGGCAGACGATCGGGACCGCGCTCGCGGCCGAGGAGTTCGGCGCGAGGTTCTTCGGCGAGGGTGCGCACCCCTCCGGGGTGCTCACGACCGACGGACCGATGGACAAGGAGACCGCACGGCGCTTCCAGCAGGAGTGGATGGAGCTCCACGGCCAGCGGCACCGCAAGCCCGCCGTCCTCTCGGGCGGGCTGAAGTGGCAGCCGATCTCGCTCTCCCCCGAGGAGAGCCAGTTCCTGGCGACGATTGACGCGAAGGCCGCCGACATCGCCGGCTTCTTCCGCGTCCCGCCGCATCTGATCGGAGACGTCGACCGTTCGACGAGCTGGGGGTCCGGCATCGAGGAGCAGGGCCTCCAGTTCGTGACCTTCACGCTCGGTGCCTGGATCGTCCGCGTGGAGCGGACGCTGTCGGCCCTCCTGCCGAAGCCGCGGTACCTGCGGTTGAACGTCTCGGCGTTCCTGCGTGGGCGGACGCTCGAGCGCTACCAGGCCTACCTGATGGGCCGGCAGGGCGGCTGGCTCTCGATCGATGACGTGCGGGCGCTGGAGGAGATGCCGCCGCTGCCCGACGGCCGCGGCACCGACTACCTCCAGCCGCTCAACTACGCCCCGATCCCACCCGGTGGGGGCGTGACGCAGGTGCAAGGCTCGCAGGGAGGATGAGCGTGAACGCCCAGACCAGGCAGGCCATCCGGTCGCACTCGACGGCGACGTCGGATGATCCGTGGGACGGGAGCGCCCAGGTGGCTCGGCTGCCGTCCGAGGAGCAAGCGCTGCGCGAGGCGCACGCGTGGGTCGACCCCGAGGGGGACCCGAACGCGAAGTCGAGCTACAAGTTCCCCCACCACTTCGTCTCGGAGGCGGGCGATGTCGGGGCCGCATCGACGCGGGCCTGCTCGGCCGGGATCGCCGTGCTGAACGGGGGCAGAGGGGGAGCCGACATCCCCGAGGGGGACCGGCAGGGGGTCTGGGACCACCTCGCGCGGCACCTGCGCGATGCCGGTGAGGAGCCCCCGCCGCTGCGCGCCGGCTCCGGTGCCCGGGAGATCCGGTCGTTCCCGGCCGAGCTGCAGGTGCGCACCTCGGAGGCCGGGACGACGGTGATCGAGGGCTACGCCGCGGTGTTCGACGTCCCCTACCAGGTCACGGACTGGCTCGGCGACTACACCGAGGTCATCCGGCCGGGTGCCTTCGCGAAGACCCTGGCCGACCGGGCCGACGTGAAGTTCTTCTACAACCACGACGGCTTGGCCCTGGCGCGAAGCAAGTCGGGCACGCTGAAGCTCTGGGAGGACTCCCGGGGCCTCCGCTACGAGGCCGAGGTCGACCTGCGGCAGCAGGCGGCGCGCGACCTCGTGATCGCGATCGAGCGCGGTGACCTCGACCAGTCGAGCTTCGCGTTCCGGGCGACGCGGCAGGTCTGGAACGAGGACTACAGCCAGCGCGAGATCCTCGAGGCGGCGCTCTACGACGTCTCGACCGTCGCCTGGCCGGCCAACCCGGCCACCACGGCGGGGATCCGCGGTGCGGCGCGCCTGCTCGAGGCGGTGCGGGGACTGCGCCCCGAGGCCGCCCTCGCCGAGCTCCGCGAGGGCAAGGTGCTCTCGGCGAAGAACCAGCAGCTCCTGCAGGAGGCGATCGCGGCGCTGCAGGCGATCCTCGACGCGGCCTCCGGTGGGGAGGCATCCGCCGAGGAGCCCAGCCGTGACGCCTCGCCCATGCTGAGCCTCGAGCTCGCGGAGGCGCAGCTCGCGAGGCGGCGCCTCCTCCGGGCCGGCTGACGGTCCACGCCGGACCCGAACGCCGGGCACCACCCGGCCGCAGCACGCGGCCGCGCCGGACCCGGCCCTCGGGCACCACCTGGACGGGCCGAAGCGACATCGATGCGGAGGGTGAGATGGAGGAGCTGATCGCCAAGCTCGCGGAGGAGCGCGAGCGGATCATCGCGGCGATGGACGAGATGCTCGCGCGCGTGAAGGCCGAGGAGCGCTCGGGGTTCGACGAGGGCGAGGCGGCCGAGTGGAAGCAGCTCGAGGCCCGGGCCGCCGAGCTCGACGAGCGGATCGCCGAGCTCGAGGCCGAGCGCGAGCGCCGGGCCAAGCTCGAGGAGGTGCGGGCCAAGGTGGTCTCGGGTGCCCAGGTGCGCGTCACGCGCGAGCCGCTCACCTACGAGCGGGGGAACCGCTCGGCGAGCTACCTGCGGGACCTCGTCCTCGCGCAGCTGCGTGGGGACGCCGGCGCCATCGAGCGGCTGCGCCGCCACGCGGCGGAGATGCGCGTGGAGGTGGACCGCCGCGTCGCCGAGGGCAAGCTCGACGCGCAGTACCGGGACATCTCCCGGACCGACGGGGCCGGCGGGGACTTCGTGCCCCCGCTGTGGGTCCTCGAGGACTACGCCGCGCTCGCCCGGGCCGCCCGCGTCACGGCCGACCTGATCGGGGCACGGCCGCTCCCCGAGGGCACCGACTCGATCTCGGTCCCGCGGGTGACCGGCGGCAGCTCGGTCGCGGCGCAGGCCGACAACGCCGCCGTCTCGGAGACCGACATGACGACCGGCTCGGTCACCGCGCCGGTCACCACGATCGCGGGGCAGCAGGACGCCTCGCTGCAGCTCGTGGAGCAGTCCCCCATGGGGATCGACGAGGTGATCTTCGCCGACCTCATGGCGGCCTACGCGGCCGAGCTCGACAAGCAGGCCCTCTCCGGCAACGGCACCGCGCCGAACCACCGCGGGCTGCTGAACGTGTCGGGGATCAACTCGGTCACCTACACCGACACCACGCCGACGGTCGGGGAGTTCTACCCGAAGCTCGCCGACGCGGTCGCCAGGATCCACACGAACCGCTTCATGCCGGCCCAGGCGATCGTCATGCACCCGCGCCGGTGGGCCTGGATCACGGCGGCGCTGGACTCGCAGGGCCGGCCGCTCGCGGTCCCGAACCCGAGCTACGCCGGCTTCAACCCGCTCGCCGTCGGGCAGGGGGAGACGGCCCAGGGCATCGCCGGCACGATGCTGGGCCTGCCGGTCTACCTGGACGCGAACATCCCGACCAACCTCGGAGCCGGGACGAACGAGGACGTCGTCGTGGTCTTCCGTCCGTCCGACTGCCGGCTCTGGGAGGGGCCGCTGCGGACCCGCGTGCTCCAGGACGTGCTCTCGGGGACGCTCGCCGTGCGGTTCCAGCTGTACGCGTACAGCGCCTTCATGGCCGGCCGGTACCCCGCGGCGATCTCCACGGTGGGCGGCACCGGCCTGGTGACCCCGGCGTTCTGAGCGGGTGAGGGGGCTCCCTCTGATCGGGGGAGCCCCCTCCCTTCGGGGAGGTGGAGGAGATGGCAGACCCGTACGTCCGGTCCTACGCGGCCGGCCTCGCCGAGGAGCTCGAGGCCTACGAGCGGCGCGGCGACGAGGAGCGCGCAGCCGCGGTGCGCTCCGAGCTCGCCAGGGTCCGGGCCCTGTTCGGGGAGGCGCAGGAGGTCGCCGAGGACCCCGCCACGGAGGTGGAGACGACGGCCGTCGAGCCGCGCGGGGGTCGCCGCCGCATGCGCCGGGTCGACTGAGCGATGGACGAGATCCTGCGCGGCGCCGGCGGCACGCAGACGCTGCGGACCTACGACGCCGATGGGAACCCCGCGGACGTCGATGGCACGAACCCTCCGACCGTGCAGGTCACCGACAGCGCGGGAGCTACCGTCCCGGGGTTCAGCGCCTCGCGGAGCTCGGTAGGCGTCTACACCCTGGAGGTGCCGGCGTCGCTGCAGGTGCTCGACGTCTACCAGGTCGCCTGGTCCTGGCCGAACGGGCAGAGCCGCAGGACCGCCTTCGAGCTGGTCGGCGGGTTCCTGTTCTCCGTGGCCGATGCCCGCAGCCTCGCGGCCGATCCGCTGGCGGATGCCACGCGCTACCCGGCGGAGGACATCGTGCGGGCGCGGGAGGCCGTCTCCGAGCGCTTCGAGCGCTGGTGCGGTCTCGCCTTCCGCCCGCGCGGGCGCAGGGCGGTCCTGGACGGCACCGGGAGATCTCTGCTCGTCCTCCCCGACGAGCGGTGCCTGCGCATCGTCTCGGTGCAGGTGGACGGCCAGGCGCTCACCAGCGAGCAGCTCGGGCAGCTGCGCCTGGATCCGGCGGGCCTGCTGCGGTGGGTCTCGGGGACCTGGCCGGTCGGCGTGGACAACGTCGTGGTCCTCTACGAGCACGGCTACGACCCCACGCCGGAGCCGGTGGTGCGGGCCGCCGTGCGGTACGCGCGGCACCTGCTCGCCGGGTCCCCCTACGATGACCGCGCCACCGCCGTGTTCACCGACGTCGGCGGCTTCCGGCTGAACCTCGCGGGCCGCGACGGTCCGACGGGCCTGCCCGAGGTCGACGCGGTGCTCGCGGAGTACGCGGGGATCCGGATGGCGATGGCATGAGCACGACCACGAGGATCGCCGCCGCCCAGGACGGTCTGTTCGCTCTGCTGCAGGCCCGCCCGGGCCTCGCGGGCGTCCAGCTCGTCCTCGGGACGCCGGCGGACCTGCGGCCGGAGGCCGTCTGGATCGCGGAGGAGTCCCGGTCCGAGCAGTCCTTCGCGGCCACGACCGGGCAGGCGGAGGACCGCGAGGAGCGGATCGAGCTCACCGTGCACGCCGTGGCCTCGCGCGGTGACCTGGAGCTCGTCCCCGTCCGGGACCGGGCCATCGCGCTTGCCGCGGAGGTGGAGGCCGCCGTCCGGGCCGACCGCACGCTGTCCGGCTCGGTGTGGGATGCGGAGGTCACCGGGCTCGAGATCTCGGGCGGGATCGACGGTGACCGGAGGATCGTCGATGTCCAGGTCCAGGTCCGCGCGCGGGCGTGGCTGTCGTGACCGCCGGTTCAGCCTTCATCTCGAGCACGCTGAGGAGGTAACCAGATGGCGCTGAAGCTGTCGGCCGCGGTGCGCAACGCGCGGTTGGATCAGATCGAGTCCACGATCGGAACGAGCCCGAAGCTGCAGATCCGTACGGGCGCGCCACCTGCCAACATCACCGACCCCGACTCCGGCACGCTGCTCGTGGAGATCACGCTGCCCTCGGACTGGATGGCTGACGCCTCCGGCGGCAGCAAGGCCAAGGCGGGCACCTGGCAGGCCAACGCGGTCGCCTCCGGCACCGCCGGCCATTTCCGGATCAAGAACAACGCCGGCACCACGACGCACATGCAGGGCACCGTCGCTCAGGGGTCCGGCGGGGACCTGAACCTCGACAACACGAACATCGCGACCAACCAGCAGGTCACGATCTCCACGTTCACCCTGACCGACGGCAACGCCT